CTTAAGGTAGTGCATGACGCTTCTAGTAATTGCCCAAGGTCCTGTTTGATATAGTACAAGCGTATGAGGACACTGTATGCCCCAAGGGTTTTCTAGAGTCATCTGTGATATACATATATCTAGTATCGGATGGTTAGGCTTTGAAGCCATGATACCATTGTTTAACTGGACTGGTTTTTCTAAACATATACCGGCATAGAAACAGTACTTATCATGAGCGCTAGCAAAATTGCCGTTGCACAAAAAGTCTACGTCAACATAAAGGCCGCCGTACCGCTTC